CTCGTCCGGCGAAAACCCCGCACGTGCAAAAAGAAGTTGTGCCGATGCAACCTCTTTTGCGGTAAACGACATGGTCCGACCGAGCCGCAACGCCTCGTCCGTAAGTGATTTGAACTCTTTCTTGCTAGCCTGTGAAACGGCTTCCACCGCTCGCATTTGATCATCAAAATCTGCGAACTGTTTCGCCGCAATAAGAAACGGAGCGTTTGCAATAACGCCGCCCGCAAACAGTTTTTTACCGGTGGACTCCATGGAGCTACACCAGTCATTAAAGCTGGAATTTATCATCTGGAGTTGCTGCTTGACTTTCGCATCTTCAACGGCAACCTCGATATACGCACGGCCAGCTTTAATATCTCCGGACGACATATTGCACCTATCATTATTTACAGGAGAACTCTCAATACTTCGATACCGATCGGGTTCGGCAATTCGCTCTTTTCTTTCTTTTCGTCCCGTTCAAAATACGGGTGAAAGTCAGACGGTTTCGCCTTGCCGCTCCCGAACACATTAGCGACCATCGAAAGCAACGGAGCGGTATGATTCCACGCTTCACGTTGCTTCGATTCGGCCATGGTCGCTAGTTCACGGAGCGTAAATCGTCCGGGATGGATTCCGACGATCCCGGCGCATTCGTCAACGTAATCCCAGGCATTAACGCCGCCGCTATTGCGTCCGCGTCCATCCCTTCCATTACCGTTATCGCCCGCCGTCGCATCGCTGCAGCTAGTCCCATTCCGCGAATCACTGCAGCCCCCACGACGTCCCGTTCTTCGCACGTCGGGAAAAAATCACGGATGGAATCCAATAGCGACGTGCGAGCGTTGCCGATACAATCACCGGCTAGCGATTCGCCGAAAGCCTCGTCGTCCATACCGTAACTCCGAGCTTGCGATTCGCACGCAATCCACAAAGTGTCGACCATAAAAATCGGATCTGAAATGATGCGAGAAGTAAAATCCTCAACATCATTCAGCATGTCAACGCCCATCCGGGAATTGATTTTCCGCACAATTGAAATATTAATTTCAATGTCGAAACGATGAAACTTATTGTCGGTAAAAGAGTTCATTATTACCCTCCCCCGCCAGTTTCGGTCGCGACCTCTTCCCGGCCATTCACCAGCCATCTCGGCTTCATCTCTTCGTTACTTCCGGCGTACGTCGGTTTGAATTTCGTTTTCGCCGTAAGCGCGTTCTGTAACGTTTCCTCGCGTGTAAAACCGAACACTCCGCACCACGCATTGAGCCCGGTACCTTTCGAATCCGCCACATATTCGCCATCGAGAAACATACAATCAAGAGGTGTTCCGAAAAGATACGCCCGCATGATTTTTGTGAAGCTCTCATCGGCGGTGTCCCAGACTAGGGTTGCGTCGATGGAAGCCGACTTGTTGGTGGGAAGAAATTCCTCCCATCCCTTGCTACCACGAGTGGTAACGTTCGCCTCGCCCTTTTCAAGGTTCAATGTAATATCGGTCGCCGTGTTCACCTCGACGGCGTCGATATACATTTTAGCATCGGATCCCAGCGGGATCGTTACCGGTGTTAGTGTTGGTGGCATGGTAAACCCCTTTCATATTTCGATAACAACTAATATTGCGGGGCACAACGCCAACGCAATAAATTTCTTTTCCATTACGCCAATCGGCGTAACAATACGTTCAAACATTTCAAATTCTGGTATATATAACCCGTCGCCCGGCTCTGGCGGATCGGGAGGATCGGGAGGTGGCGGTTCCGGTGGTATCCAATCCGTTTCCGGTCCTAACACAATTTCGCCAGTCCCAAACAGGTTCCGAGCTTCGAAGCCCGTCCACGCGGGGCCCGGATCCCCATCAAAAACACGGAAGTCTCGAGCGTAAACACGCAACGATTGCGCAGTAGTGGGAGGCGCCCAATCGCGGAAACATTTGATGTATCCGTACGGCCTCATCTGCGTCGCCGCCGACGTGCCGTTATGGTACGTTTTCGGCAACTCCACGCCGCCACGGTAAAGCTTAGTATCGCCCGCCATCCGACTACCCGGAAACACCGCCGCGAAAAACCCGAACGATGTGGTGTGATCGTACGGCACGCCGGGGCTGGACCATGCGTTCATCGAGTCAACGGTCGGGTTGTCGCCGATCGCAAAAACGGGCTCCGTAAAGTATCGGAACGTGTTCCCACCGCTCGAATAGTTCCATTGGTCGTGACGTGCACACATACACATAAAATGTGTCGGCCCTTGCACATGATGGATCGCTGATAATGTTTTCGTTCGGTCGGTGCCCGTTTCCACACGTCGGAAATGTACAGGTGTAATAGGCGCGACGCCCGCCCAGCTGTCCGCCAAAACGGTTCCGACCGATTGCGGCGTGGTGGGTATTACATATTGCAACGCCGGGCTGTTATGGTTCCGGTCCATGTGCCGACCGTTCCCGGTGATATCCGGCGCCTCTAACACGCTCTGATTGTCGTTGACAAGCTTATGGACGGAATCGTAGTCCTGCCACACGATCATCGCCGCCGATGTGTCGGCGTCCAGTGCCGGATCACCGTAAACCATTTTTATCGTGGTTCCGGACGTCGAAATGTTGCACCGAACATAAAATTCAGCCGTCACATTCCCGCCGGATCGTGTCCATGCGTACCGATGATGTGGCAGTGTCACCGTTCCGTCGGCGTTGGTAAATCGCACATCATATCCATCGGCCCTCGCATGCGCACCGAGCCCGGAATCGGCGTCGATCACCACCTTGAGCGGAAACCCAGCAAGGTCGGCGAGTACATTTGCTCCGGATATCGTGATTGTCTTTTCGTACATTTTCGCCCCGCTTATTCCGCCAGCGATAACACCGCCGCCACCTCGTCCGTCGACAGTACACCCATCGCACCGAGCCCTCGGATCGTGTCCTGCGTACCCGTGGAATTAATGTCGATCCCGCCATCCACGCCGTACGTTTCGAGCATCCGGTACGCTTGCTCTAAAACGACGTTCTGCATGGCCGCCGCCTTAAGTTTAGCGATAATCGAGCCCGCGATTTCCGGGCCCAAAGCGTCAATCATCGTCCGAAACGTGACCATCCGGAACGTGGCGACCGGTGCCCGATTCGTCGCCAGCGTCGGCGTCGGAACGTCATTTTGCCAGTACGCCGATTCGTTCGGCGTGCCCGGATTTTGCACATAAAAATTAGCGTTCCGTACGCTCATCGTGTTATTTTCGGCGTCGATCTCATGATAGGTGACACCGCACCACGCCGTGCCGTCGCTCTTCGTTTCGTGCAGCGTCTCGCCGACGATCCCGCCACACCATGGCAACGCCGTCAATGACGCCAAAAGCCCGTTTTTATCCATCGTTTTACCCTCCTGCGAAAATCCAGCCCGTATAAATAATCGCCGTTGCAATGATGATTACAAGGCTCGCTAGCGTGTTCCGGAACGCGACCGCAACCGCGATTGCAACAAACATTCCCGCCACAATTTCAACAATGCCAAACTCGCTACCCAATGATTCCGGAGCGTTCTCGACAATCAAATCTCCATACGCGAATGAATCGCCCTGCGCCAACATTTTGTCCATGACCTCCTCACGGATATCGAACATTCCATAGCCCATATCGCCGACCATCGGACCGGTCGGGGACCCGTTCCCCCACGAGTTCTGGATCCGGAAAAGTGTCTGGTATTTGCCATCAATATTGACGGTGCGATAACCGACCACGGTCATTGAATGCGCCCAACGTTTCGTGTTATCCGCTTCACAAATCCCGTCTTTATTGCGTGTGGTCCGAAACGCCTGCATGGAGCAAACATTAATACCCATCCCGTTTCGGATAACAACCTTTGCTTCCGCCGCCGAGCGTACCGCAACCACGGTACCGGCCAGCATCTTCAACGCGTCCGGCTTCAAACTGTACTTTCCAACACCGTACCGACCAAGTTCCCTTGCGTCGGTTTCCGTGTATTCCGTCAGGTCTTTCAGCGGGTACGGAACCTTCCGGAGCATCCCCATTGTCTTTGTCGACTTTGCACACGCGGCGCCGAACCCGCCATCACTGCCACCAAGGATCCCGCCCTCTTCACGACCGATTGCGTACGCCGCCGATTCCGAAACGGGCCGGTAGAAATGTTCAATTCGATTGTCAACGCAAAATTTAGCAAACGCAATATTCAACACGCCAGCCGTGCCGAACCCCGTACAGCTTCCCACACTCCCCTGATTCGGTGCGTTCTTCCGGCCACCGCTCAAATATCGCCTCGCAAGTTCCGGGCTTGCCTGCAGGCATCGTATCTCGTTTCGGTAAAGCTGGTGTTCCTCTTCACGCAACGGTTCCTGTGCGAGCTTCAATGCGTCGAACTCGATCGGGTCCGGACCTAACGACCGCACAAATTCATGAGTTGCGGACGGGTTCGGAACGTATCCGAATTGCCACGTTTCCTGAGCATGCGAGAAACCCGCACAAGCCAGAACCGCTATACAAAACGCAAGTAATTTTCGCGTCATTTTTCACTCTCTCCGATCGTAGGACTATAGTCCGGAATCTGATCAATCCATTGCGGCGTCTTGCCGTTGTCCGTCCATGGCAACGGGAGCGACGGTATCCGGTGGCCTATCCGGAACCCGGCAACTAGTCCGGTTCCGAACGAAAAAATTGCAACCAGCACAAACACCGTCAGATCAATCGTCCACGATTTCATCATCACTCTCCTTCTCGCTTTCGGTCATTTCACTTTCGATATCCTTGAGTTCTTTCGGTGTGAGCTTCCACGCCTTTTGTGCAGTCGCAACGCTCCGACGGGTCCGAACAATCCCGCGTGCCGCATCCCTGCGGTTCCGCTCGTGTTGCACATAATCAGCCGCGCCCAAATCGTCGACTACCTTCCGACCGATACCACGGCTACTCTTCCGGAGATTTGCCGGTCGGTCCTTTACGACCGTTGCCGGGAACATATCACGAATCCGGTCCCAGTTGACCGCAACGGCGACAATCGCCACCGTAACCAACGCCGATACAAATACTGTATACATTTTTACTTTTTCTCCCGATACTTCCCGTCGGCACCTAACACGTAACACACGCCATCGCTAGTAAAAGAATCGTGGGTCGCCTTTGGTGAAACCACGTTCACCGTCCGCGATTCCAACGCCCCGATCCTCGCCGACAACGCGGCGTAATCGCCGGTACCCGGTCGTGATTCCAACGCTCCAACCCGTGCCGACAACGCGGTGTAATCCTCACAATATGGGCACGGTGCCGGGGCCGGTGGCGACGGCGGAACGAACGGGGTCGGTTGGTCGCCGCCCCGGGATGCGAACAAAACAATACCCCATAACGCCGCAAGTAATATTACAGCTATCGCATATCTCATTGACTTATCCTCCCTTCAACATTCCACGGAAAAACATCGGAGCTGAACCTGTCACTAAATTAAGCGTCGGCCCCATAAACGGACGTTTCGGATATTTGCGCTCGATGGTCTTTTTTACACCCATCGGGTCTTTCTCCATACCGCGAGCGATTCCTTCCGCGTCCGCTTGTGATTCGCCCATCATCGATAACGCTTCCGCCGATATGCGGAGGGAACGTGCAACCTGCGTTTGGGTCCGGAGCTTTCCGAACATTATTTTGCCGCCCGCAATATTAATCGGACCGTACCCGCCAACGTGTTGTTTCCAGTTCGGGCGACGTGTTTTTTTCTGCTTCTTTTCAACGCCGCCAAACTCATGAGTACTTCCGATAGTGCCGATCGCCGACGCACGCGGGCCGATCAAAACGGACGTTGTGCCACGTTCCCACGCAATCGCATTTCGTAACCTTCCCTTCCGGGTATGTGGCGACTTACCCGGTTCCGAGGGCTTGTTCCGTTTCCGGATCTTCCATTGTGCCGAACGGTAAAGGTACTTCCCCAGCCCTTCCAGCGAGCGTTTCTTTCCACGTTGCACCGCTTCAATCAGCTTGTGCAATTTCAGTTCTTTTTTAACTTTCGTCATGCCTCAAGCTCGCAATGAAAACAGCTGTAAAAACACTTGCAAAAATACTGCGTTGGTCGATAAGCTCGGGAACATATGCAACATCTTGAGCAACACTCTGACACTTGTATAAGCCACCTAACGTTGAATCCATTACGTGGTTTTGAATCGCTTCCACCGATTCCATACACCGATCTAACGAGGTCCGGTCCTCGTCCACCAACGCCACTAATGCCACCTCAACCCGTATCTCACATTCCGTAATTCCACGCGATATTTTCTTGTGTGAAACGGAGCGTGGCATAATCAAAATACGGTCGCCGCTTGTAAGGTGTGTTTCGATATCGGCGGTGTAAACCCGATCAATTCGAATATCCGTACACTTTGAAATATGCTCTTTCAACAGGTCTGAAATATCAACCAGAAGGCAACCCATACAGAGCCTCCGTTACTGTAATCCGCCTTGCGATTTTGTGCGGATCGGTCCACCGCCAGCATCCCGAACCGCTTGTGTCTGCCACAATGTATTCATGGCCATTGCAAGCGATTCGGTCGCCGGGCCGTGGCGTAAAATCAATCGCGTCGCCACGTATAACGAAAGCGTCAACCATCGAACCGACCACTATACGACCGCTAGTGGAATCGCTCGAGTATGTCTTCCCGTAAACGGCGTCCATGCGATGCGTTTCGGAACCGTGCTTGTACGATATCGCCACACGGTCCGATTTCATAATCTGCTCAAACGCCCACCGCAAACCCGAGCGAATCTCAATCATTTATCCGATCCTCACATAAACGCCACTATCGGTCTTTTCCGCAGCCCGCACACATTCGCCCATCGCAACAATGTTAGTACCGGTAGCCGCAACAGCAACCTTGTTCGCCGTGTCCCAATACACCTGTTGCCCGAACGTAAACGCCAAACCGGACGACGCGTTGGCTACCTTGTCGACATCAAAAACGCCTGTTACATGGATAGCGCCCAATCGGCCAGCCGCGATATCAACAGTCGTAATCCCAAGGATTTTTCCAACGGAAACGACCGTGCCTGCCGGTGTGTCCGTGTCCGGTGTGTAATCGAGAGCCCCGCCATCATGGATAAAAACATTCATTAAACAGTTCCTTTCACTTTGAGGATTCCTCGCCAATCCTGTTTCTTCACGCCAAAATCAATATAGCCACGGAGTTTGATTCCAAGCGTGTTGAAATCGGAATCAGCACTCTGAATTGTCGGACGTTGCACACCGCCGAGATATGCAATTTCGATCGTCGGAACACGTGCCGGATCGGCCATGAGATACCACGCCTTGCGGCTAGCGTTTGGTCCGAACGCTTCCGACTGAAGATACGGCGACGAAACAACCATATACTTTCCGGTGTGTGGGTTCATTGCCGTCGCGGGCTTTCCGACCGCCGTTGTTTCGTTCAGCGTGGTTGAACGCATCAACAGTTCTGCCATCACCTGCAGGTTAGTAGGTACCAGCAGGATCTTTGGTGGAACACCAAGCGGACGGCCCTTCACGTTGCGACCAATTTCCGGTCGGGTCTTTTCCGCAAACTTGTTACCCGCTTCGGTAAGACTTGCAATCGACAGTTCCGTATCCGCACCGGACATGAGGTTTTCATGTTCGGTACTGTAAAACGGAACACCGTTAACGGCATCGTTCGTTAGGAACGCTTCCCACACGGCGTCGCCCTGCGCATCGGCAGCCGCAATACCAACCTCCCACGGAATCGCCATCATAGCGCCGAGGTCATCGTTAATCTGCATTTCGCGAGTGAACTCAACGATCACGCCGTAAGTGTCAATCTTCTGGGTGAATTTCTCTTCACCGAACGTTCCGGATTTCAGCTCGCCGTTCTGAGCGACTTTCTCAAAACGCAAGCCGGAATTCATACGGAACCGGGTATGCTCCTGAAAATTCTGTACACTTCCGAACCGTACGATATTCCGCCACGAATCGTCGGAATGGCTATACCCTTCCAGCAAAATCTTGTTAGCGATATTCGAAAAGATACCCGGAAGCGAGACGGTAGAAAACGCAGCCTTCAGGAACCCGGGCCCGTCGTTGACAACGTCCGGAAGCTGCCGACCGCAAACAGTCTGGCAGAACCGCGAGAACCGCATATTGCGGATCTTGTCGGATTCGTCGAGTGCCCGTTCCGAGTGCTTTGCTTCGATGCGGCTCATCGGAACACCCGCAAGCCGCATACACACAATTTCCAGCGCCTCGAAATTCGCGGAGCCTGATTCCACCGGTGCCGGGGCAGCCGGTCGGCGTGCTCGGAGCATTTCCAGTTCAAACTGCTGCGGTGTCCATCCGCCCTCAATCGCCATCGCCGCAAGCGTTGGGTTTTCATCGCGGTTGATATCATTGATTGCGGAGATCCGCGATTTCTCCGCACTCACACCACGCCGGTACTCCTGCACGCCCGCTTCATACGCGTTCGCTTTCATATCGACGTGGTGCCGGTGTTCTTCACACGCCGTGGAAAGCTTGTCCACGACGGGTTTCTCTTCGCTAGCCGCTTCCATGAGCGGGCTTTCAACAACAATCGTCTCTTCGTTCGCCATACAGAATTCCTTGTTTTTCATTGCCTTTACGATCGCGGACGTGTTACCATCGGCGCCGTATTCCACAAAACTAATTTCCCGAACCAGTACATTTTTTGCGATGTATAACGGACCGGAAAACACGTTCCCGTTCACCGTTGCCGTCTCGCCATCGAGCACCTCCTCCAGTTGCCCGACCTGAAACCCAATGCTAGCCTGCCACGGGAACCCGAGCTTCCCGCTCTTCACCACATCGCGGGCCGCCGCACTATCGCGACTAATAATCCCCTCCGCAATCATCGCCCCGTTCTCAACGGCAATCCGTGTAGTGTGTCCCACGGAATGTTCCCGGAACGTGGAATGGTCGAACCGGATCGGGATTTTTTGGGACCGCCATTGCACGCTGCCAAGGTCCACCACCACCGGCAAATCCATTCCGCCGATCCGCATCGGAACGCCGGTATTCGCAACCATCCGAAACGTCGGCGGGCCAGCTTCTGTAGCCGCCGCTTCGAACGCGATTTCATACAGAGCCTGAAACTGAAGATCCGTTTTCTCGTTCACTTTTATCGCCCTCAAATGTAATGCCCAGTTCCACCATCCGTTTTCGCTCGATTGCGATTTGTTCCAAATTTTCAACCCAATCGCCGCCCGCTTTTGCGCACTCGTCCGCAAGCGTCGTTACACACGATGCAAGGCGTCTTGCTTGCCCCGTCGCTTCCTTCACCGGGTCAACGTGTTCAAATCCGTCCCAAGTCCAGAACGGATAGATAACATTCCGGACGTCGTTAGGAACGTCCCGTGAAACCGCATATTCCGCAATCCATTGACTAAAAATTTTCCGTAACACGGTCCGCTCGCAATGCGAGCGTTCGATCCGGATTGCCCGATGGTACACCTGATAATCCAACCGACCGCTTGCGTAATTGTGCCGTGACGAATCGCCGGTAACGATATTGATCGGTACCTGCAGGGCACCGCCCACCTCGCCGAGAATCTCGCGTTTAAAATCGCCGTAAGTGGTCGTCGGTTGTTCCGATTGGAACCCGTTCATTCCCCAGCCGTCCGGCAGCGTAGTAACCATCCCGCGTTCGAACCGAATCTTGTTGAACGGCTTCCCAGCCATCGCCTCGCCGCCATCGGCAGGCGGTGCCGTGGTGCTAAGCACAATCGCAACATCCGCCGCCGATTCGGCCGCCGACAATACCGCAAGCGTGTAACGTCGCAACTGAGCGAATAGCGGCAACGCGGGGGTCAATTCCGATATGCCACGATGTTGTTCCGGTCGGTCCACCCGGAACCAATGAGCCATACTTTCCGACCGAACCCGTTCGCTATTTCCGGTGAACGCAACCATACCGCCCGGGTGTTCCGAAAGCACATGATAACAAAGCGGATTCCCAAACGAATCGTATTCAATCCCGTCTACCGCCATATCCATTTTATCGATCGGCGACGTAACACGTTCGGCGTCAATCAACGTAAAATCTAATTTTACCGGACCCTCGAACGTTGGATTACTTGTTAACAATCCGAACGATTCGCCGTCCACGATTTTCGTTTGCCGCATCACCCGCAACTTTTCAGCGAGCCCCGCTTCCAGCGCCCAATCGTAAAACGCGTCCTCGATCCCGCGAATCTGCGACCGCTCGCAACCCCGCAACTGCAACCGTGGTCCGGTCCCGATACAATCGCCCGCAAGCGTCAAAATCACACGACGGCAATAGGAATTATTCGCAACCTCATAACGTGCGTTATTCCGCAACACGCGGCGTACCATCGGCGACATTGACACGTCGGCGGAATACCCGTCCGCCATCGCCCAATGACGCGCATTCTCGCCCGTGACGGTCGCCGCATCGTAACGGGCCTGCATCATCGGTTCACGTTGCTTTTCCCAAAATTTCCACCATGCCATCAGGTCGTCCCGCCATGTTCGATTTTACCGATCCGGATCGGCAACCCACCGCCGCCGGTAGCCTTCTTTGCCGCTAGGAATTTCGCCAGTTCGATTTGATCTTTGATGTTATGTGCCCTTACACGCCCCACCTCCGATTCCACCTCAGCAGGGCCCAAAGCGTTCGACAAAATCGCATCATCCAACGACGGCGTCGATTGCACATTTTCTTCATCTTCCATATCAACCTGCCATTCTTTGTAGTTCGGAAAAGCTTACACGTTGCACCGTCTTTTTCGGTGCGTCGCCCGATACGGTAGGTAACACAGCCCCGCACATCGACGCGCCCACCGCACAACCCACAATGCAGTCGAACCAGTGGTTATCCGGCTTGTCCGGTTTTTCCTTCCATTCGACTACCGACCGTCCGACCGCTTCCACTTTAATCTGTTGTTCCGAGGTCAAATGTTCCGCAAACAAAACGTGTTGCATCGCATCTTTACCCCATAGCGTCATCCCGCCCGGGTCGCCCGGTTCGCATAACAGACGGGCCGCAATAAACGACTTCCAATAATTGGTGTCAACATGCACATGACGTAAGCTCCGCGAGCCTTTCGAAACCGGTATCTTCCAGCGGTGCCCGATCTTATCACCAATCTGTTTCCGGACCGCATGGAACGGCGTTGACGTCGCCCCGTAATACCGTCCGTTGTACGGCTTCAGAATCGCGGAATAGTCCGACTTCCGGCAATGCTGATCAATCACTTCCGTTGATGGTCCGTAGTTCGCATCAATCATAATCAATGCCGGATGCATTACCGTTCCGTCGTCACAAGGGTATTCACGCGACGCGATTTCACGAATCAGGATATCCAACGCGGCGTCCCAGCGTGGTTCCGGCTCCCGCATCCCTAGTTCACTTTCGAGCGTTGCGTACACCGCCCTCTTCCGCAACGAAAAGTGTTTAGTTTTTTGGTCAGGGAACACGCCGTAATCAATCACATAACCACGGAATTTCTCTGTCCATGCACACGTCACGTAAAATAAAAGTTGGTCCTGAACGTCAATAAAAGATGTTATCCATTGGCACGCCAACGGTACCATGTTCCGCGAGTATCCGTTCAGCTTTGATATGATCCCGTCCACCGATAGCTGGCCTTCCGCCAGTTCCGGAACCAACGGTTCGTTTTGATATTCCGACGCGAACACTTCCGGATCACGAATCTTAAGATTGATCGCGTGTTGCAACGCGGAAACCTCGCCCGGATCGTACCGTTCCTCCCACGCAACCACAGCCCCGGCATCCATCGCTTCCCGGTTGGCAACGTAGTATTCCGTCGCTTCCGAGCCGTCCCCGCCGTTGCAAAACGACTCGCTCCGGATCTCCGCGTAACGATCCCACAACCCCGTATTGGTAGGAAACTCGTATACCAGTTTCCTTCGTTCACCCTGCCATTCCGGATTCTTTTTCCGGTCGGTAATTTGATCGGCCACATCGCCCGGTCGAATAATCGTACAGGCCAAAAGCCCTGATATTTTCTTTCCCGCACCCGCCATCCCGAGCACCGCACCGTTAAGAAGTGTTATCCGTTTCCGGCACCGGTACGGCGACAATGCGGAATCATCGGTCTGAGGATCGTCGGGAAAAACCAGCGTCGGTCGGAGCTGATCCCCGCCGCTTGACATCTTCGTTAACCCCCGCACCTCGGACCCCGTCATACCAGCCGACGCGATAATTGCACCCGACGCAAGGCTGCCCTCGATCGTTGGAAGCACTATCCGTTTCTCGCCCCAATGGATCCGGGTATGGACACCCTTGTATTTTTGCCCCTTCTGACGATTCGCAACCCGTCCGAGCTTAATGATCGGATAGCATACTTCCGGGAAGTCTTCCAATAGCAACGGGTTCGTTTCAAAAATGATCTTCACATCATCGAGAACATCCTTACCCTTATCAGCAGAAGCCGCAACAATTACCGCGAATTTATGCCGTCCCGTCAACGTTGCAAAGATCAAACCTAGTTTGCAAAGTGTTGATTTTCCGAACCCTCGCGGCATCGCCATTGCGAACAATCCGCCTTTGCAGATCACTTGTTCGATTTTCTCGATCACCTGCAAATGGTCGGGCGACCATTTCAAATAAAACACATCAGGAAAATACGTTTCGCAAAAAAGCTGAAACGATCCAAGCGCCGCCGCACGGCGGGCAGGGTCGACGACGGATGGAATCTCGCCGATATCCTGCCCTGCTTCTACCTGTGCGGCGGCGCGTCTTGCGGCCGCGGCCTTGTGCTCTTCATAGGAACGGCCGCGGTTGCGAGAAACGGAAACAGAAAAACGTTCCCGCAAAAGGAAAAGTAAATATTTCCAAAGATGAATTCCGCCTTTGCCCAGCAGAAAACCAGCCGCCTCACGGTCGTTTTTCAGCCATTGCGATTTCAGAACCATCCCATATCCCGCTGAATTCAACAGCCGGATAAGTTCCGTCGGTCGCAAGTTTGCAAGGTCAAAATCATTCATTATCGATCAAACCGTGTCTTGCACCGCATAAATAAGCTACAAATTTCACAAGGTGAACCGAGCCATCATCGTTGAAACATCCGCCATCATTCACGAGCCGTTCCAGCTCCGATTCCGGAATATCAATCTTCAACGCATTCGTCGCCCATTGTGCAATCGTGCCCGGCGAGTGTTTCTTTTTCACGTCGTTTTCCACGATACATACCCGCTCCCATTTCGCGAATTTTTGAAAACGGTATTACCGGCACCGTCAACCGTTCCCGCCACGTTGGATCCACAAAATAAATGTATCGCAACATATAGCCGGGCAGCATCTTTGCACCCGTTAGCTCTGCCCACCGTTTGATAGACCACTTGCCGTTCCCGACTTCCAAAAGCGTTTTCCCGCCAAGTTCCGGTCGCCCCGTACCGCGTGCGGTTAATGTCATTCCGGACACCGTCGAACCGTCCGGCAGCTGCCATATCTGCGTATTGCGTTTAATCCCCGTTAAAACAAAATTCGACGCCCGATATATGGTCCCGTCCCCGCACTGGCACCCGTCCGCAAACGATACAATCCATTTGATATGAGGTGCGTTCTTCCGGATCATCCGGATCGCCAATCCGATACAACGCGATTCGCTATTGCGTGGCAACACCGCATCAAACGTCATCCGGTTTAATTCAATGAACCCGTTCCATTCCGTCCCCTCCACCAATCCGATAAGGTTGCTTTTGTCCATCGACGGTCCGAACTGCATAACGCCATGTAACACGCCATCCAAAAACGCTCCAAAATGCAAACATGAATTGTTAACCACCCGCCCGGAATAATGGTTCCGCTTCACGAACCGCCTTGCCACGTTTTCGGGAATCGGTTTTAAATCAATTTCTTTAGCTCGGCCCATTCGTGTATTGCCTCAAAAATAGCGTTAGATTTTCGATTCGTGTTCCCGTACGCATGCGGAAACGGCGTGCCGGTTTCGAACTGAGCTAACACCGCTTTTACCGTTTCGAATTGATCTTCCGAAAACGTAAGGGTCATTACTTTGAATTGCGGCTTATCGGATTCCGGAAGCGAGAACTCATCGCCCGCCACCACGGAATCCGTCACCACATCAAACCCAAACACGTTCAAATCCATACCGCACGCCGCGAGGTCATGGATCTCCACGTCCAATAGTTCAGCGTCCCAGGCGGCAATCTCAGCGGTCTTGTTATCCGCAAGCCGGTATGCCCGGGCCTGCTCCGGAGTCAACGTATCGGCCACATGCACCGGAACCGTTTCCAGCCCGAGCAACAACGCCGCCTTGTGCCGGGTATGCCCCACGACGATCACGCCGTCGGTATCCACCACGAGCGGTTGCCGGAACCCGAACTGCCGGATAGATTCTGCCACGGCCTCAACGGCGTTATCGTTCGACCGTGGATTTTTCGCGTAAAGTTTCACATCACCGATCGGCCAAACATCAACTTTCATTAGCGCCCATCCTGTAAAATGCAGAGGGCACTTCCAACAACCCGCTAGCCAGCCGCCATGATTGCGGCATTGCGTTGTCCCTCTATATACAATCACAAAAAAACGCCATTTCGTGGACAACTTTTTTTAAAAAATTTTTTTTGCGAGGGTTTTTCCATCCCGATTGGCCCTGTCTCCGACCACCCGGAACCGGGATTTTACACCGCTAGGGGGGGGTCAGATTTGGCCATTCGGCCCGATTTTGACGGGGTTCCAACGGAGACCGTGCCGGATCGGCCCGCCGCCACCGCCAAAAAATCGGGCCCGGAACCATGGCGGGCATCGCCGAAAAACGAGCTACCCGGCGTGGGTGGAAGACCGATCCGACACCCCGGCCAAACTCCCCACACTCTGGGGGGGGTATGCTTCTGTAAGCTAGGAAGGTTGCGGGCTCTAGGTTCCAAACTCCTGCCATCTGGGGGGGTACTCCTGCCATCTGGGGGGGGTATGCTTCTGTAAGCTAGGAAGGTT